AGATTCCCAATTTCTATATAACCAAGATACAGTTACTAATTTTGCTATCTCTAAAGTAATACCCATAGTTACCACGGCCCAATAAGCGCCAGCAAACAACGCAGCCAAACCTAATATTGAATAATAAGCTCCTATAAAAGATACAGCAAGGCCTGATATTAATAGTAATATAGTTAAAATCATTATTATTTGTCTAGTCTATCCAATTCTTCTACTGTAGGTCGTTTAGGCACAATGATAAATTTTTCATTTGGTTTTTTTATACCTAAAAATTTTAAAAATTGTCTTGTTTCATTTTTAGCACATCTATCAAAATAATCAGCTGTCATTTTTGACACAGTCATTCCCATAATAAATTCTTTTATTTGTTCTTTGTAGTTTTTTGCTAAGCCACTTTGATAACCAAGATAATAACTTAATCCTATAATTAGAATTGCTCCACTAAAAAATAGTATTTCGTTCATTGTTTTCCTTTTGGTTGTTTAAGTAATCTGCCGTAATTGGGCCATCCAAACTTGTCATGCGATTCTCCAACATATCTCCAACGTATTACACCTGTATTTGGATTTCTTTCATATATTTTAGGTCTCTCTTTTGTCATCTTTTAATTACGACCTTTCCATCTTGTCTCAATTTTTTAATAATATTTATAACTTGTTGTTCATAGTCTTTTGTGGTACTCCAACTATCAAGTCCACGTGCTAATGCGATACCATCAGGTTTACCCCATAATCTATTTTGACTATCTCGTATTTTTCTAAACTCGCTATATGCCTGCTTAGTATTGAGAATTGTGATATAATCACGGACTGAAGCACATTTACTGTGATAAGTTTTAACTCTCCAAGATAAGGTTTCATTATACCCTGCTGGTAACATGCCTTTGTCTCTATTCCAAATTCTTATTCCAAACAGATTATTTCCTTCTTTAGCAAATCTACTTAAACCAGCATTACTTTCTATAATTGCCTGAGCTATAATAAGTTCATCAGGTATCTGTTCATTTTTATGAAGTTCTAAATTTAAATAGGCAATACATTTTTGCATTGTCTTAATAAAAATCTCATCATTATGAGTTTCTATTCTTGGTTCTATAAAACCAATTTCTTTAGCCCATTTTATGGTTTTATCTATAGCCTTTTCTTCAACATTATGTTGAGATATAAAGTTAGGATAAAAAGTACCAATACCAAAACCAATTAATGTAATGCCAATAACAGCCATTAATTGTCTAAAATGATATTTAACTTTACGAGGAAACTTATACTTAATATACCAATGCCAAGGTCTAGGTTTCATATAATTATATAATTAAAATACTCGTTTGCTTACAATATATGAAAAGTAATGTTTTGGTTCATTCAATTCACTCATTTGAGAATTAATATCATTAATCTTAATTTTTTTTTGTAAAAAGATTAATCTATAATCGTTTAAATATTTTTTCATAGTATTAAATATTTCTTCTGACTCTTTATTAGAAAAATTATTTAAAACATCTTCTTGAAAATTGCCTTCATAATAAACGATCTGTTCACCTCGTTTCCGATTTTTGGTAAAATCTTCTATTGTTTTAATAGAATTTTTAATAGATGATTTAAGATATTCATCTTTAAACTTTTTCGTCATCACTTGTGTCATTATATATCCTTTGTTGTTTATAGCTTTAAACCAACACATTTAAGTTTAGGTTCAAAACTATAAAATAGTTTATTGTGGTTACCTGTATCATTTACGTGTGTAAATTGATATAGATGTACCATTTCATGGGCTAACGTTTCCAAGAAATCTTTTTTATTGTCATAAATCAAATCCATTTCTAATTTATGTAATCTCGTACCTTTTCTTTTCATTTCATAGGTAATAACTTGACCCATACATTTTTGTCTTTTGAGAGCTTTAATCTCTATTTCATTAAATGGTGCTAATTTATTATCGAATAATCCTTTATTGAGTATAATAAAATATTTTTTAATATCTTTATATGTGGTTTGGTATTTCTCTTTTGAAGATAACAATGGCTTGAGTTTCTTTTTGATAGATAAAACTTTTTGTTTTGTTACCTTTATCATATACTATTTACAATCGTCTTGTATTTTTGTATCCTTTAGTAAACTACATTTATAATTTTTATCTGCTTCAAGTCTTAATTCTGCGGCCGCTTTATCTAATATAGCTGGCAAATATTTTTGTAATATATTAATACTATCGATAGCGAATAAATGAGCAACTCGTGCCAGTTCTTGTTCCATTAATTTAGAAGCATCAACTGGTTGGCCAGATACTTTTTGTGTTATCACGTGGCCTATAACAGCCGTATTATATTCACTTGCTTTAACTGAGTTCATAAAAACAGTTAAAAGGCCATACACTAGTAAACCTAGTGCTATTAAAAAAATCAAGTATTTTCTCATTATATTTATCTTTCTGTTGTTTTTGTTAATGTTTTTTCTATATTTTGCCAGTATTTCATTTTTTTATATTCTGTATTAAAATCAACATCATATTTTGTTTGTTTTAAAAGTTCTAAATTTTTATAATAAAAATATAAAACATGATTTTTACTACAATTTAATTTTTTTGCAATTTCTGAAAATTTGGTTTTGTATATAATTCTTTCTTTCATAATATATAAAAAATCTAAATATTCTTTATTATCTTTGCTAGAAAAATACGCATATTTAAAATGTGTATTTTTAAATTTTTTTAATAATTTTTGTGTGTCTAATTTAGATTGTATTTTATCTTCAAAAGAATTATCTATTAAAGATGTTTCAAATGTTTTCATTTATATTTTATAGTTGTTAATATAGGTATAATATAACATTTAAATATGTCTATTACAAGCTTTATTTTGGTTGTTTATAAAGAAATTTGATATTGAAATCAATTACTTAATAGGATGTTGCAAATATACAACACCCTATTATTGATTATTTACGTAAAAAATCGTCATTCCAGTTAAAGGCTTCTTTTACTGAGTTTTCAGTAAGTCCTTTATAAACTAGATTTAATTTTTTGTCTTTGATGTCTATAAGTGCTTGAGCATCATCTTTATGTAAAGCTTCTAACATTTGTATAAAAAGTGTTTCTTTTTTTACTTTTGCTATATTACTTCCACCTTTAATAAAAAGGTAAAGCTTTCTCGATTCATCTAATAAAGATGTATGATCTGTTCCAGCTGGCGCCTCGTTAGCTATGTAAGGAGGTGTTCCTTCTGGTAAGTCCCAAGTAATTTTAGGATCAAAAGCAGCTTTTAATAACTGTCTTAAACCTTGACTGTCGTTGTTTCTTAAAACTTCAATCTTTAAAGGTTTATCTTTTGCGTTATTTACTTTTGTAAATATTTCGTGTGCTAAAGGTCTAGCATTTGTGGCCGTACGAGCCGTTGCTGCCATTCCTTTTTTACTCATTAAGCTAGAGTGTCTAGCTTGTTCTGTTTCTGCCATAATTATTCACTCCAATATTCGAATATTAAAAATCACCAATGTTTGTCATTAACGATTTTAGTTTGTGTTCTATAAAATAAGGTAACAGTTTGGACCTGTTAGGCACTTTATAGTTCTTATACTTATTTATAATAGTTTCCTCTAGTTCTTGTGGTATACAAGAAAGGTCTATTAATCTCTTATTTCTCTCGTAATATTTACTTGTTTCGCTGCCAAGAGGTATACTACTAACGTTGGCCCATTCTTCAAGTCGTTTCTTATTAATAGGTCTTTGTTTCTCACCTGTTAAAAAGATATCATCCGGACTTAATATATTAGGAATACCATCTGAACGATCTCCTTTTATAATCTGTTCATGTAAAAAGTTCTTAGCGTCTATACCCTCACCAACAAATACCTTTTGTATAGGACTATATTGTTTAACGTTAACTTTTGTTTGTAATTGTATAAAGTCTTTATCACCACTGATAATCATAATAGGTTCATCTGTATGTTTTACGAGTGTTGCTATTATATCATCTGCCTCGGCCTTTTCTACATACATCATTATATAAGGAAAGTTTTCGGCAATTTCATTTTTAATTTCTGTAATAAGTTTAAATATATTATCCCAATCTGTGGCAGAATCTACACGGCCTTTTCTACGAGCATGTTTATAATTAGGGTAAATGTCTCTACGCCAAGGATCGCCAGCGTCAGCACACAATATAATATTATTACCATATTGTTGTTTAAATTTTAAAATAAAACCTCTTAAAGAATTAATGACCATATATCTTACCATTTCTTTATTAGGTAAGTTCTCAGCCTTGCCTCTTGTCTGAGCCA